TTGGTTCGCACATTTATTAAGTTGAATGAGCGATTTTTTCTTTCCGTTCTTAACGATCATGCCTTCATGATTCATCTGTTTACACAAAGGACAGCGACGAATTTCTTTACTTAACGTCGCAGAAACAACAAGACTCTTGATATTCTTAATGCTCTTCGATTCCACATTTGTGATGAAAATGTTTTTATCTTTGATTCCAAGTAGTAGTTTGATATGATGAAGATCAGGCATACAGAACGCTCCTTTGATTGTGTTGTGGTGATTCAATTCTAACGGAGCTTCTGTATGTTTTGTTTTTTCATGCTCAAAAGGGACCGATAGAATGATTTTCTATCAGTCCTAGAAATTATAGAGCCATAATATATTTGCGATCTCAGAAATGAGGTATGAGTCCGTGTTGCAGCACGGGCTTTTTTTACTGTGCATAAGAGTATTTTTTCTTGAAATATGACTGGCAAACATTAAAACATTCTGTTCTTAACTTATTATTGATAGCATAGAATTCCATAAAATTTTCCAATTTGAACTGAGATTCATCTGTTAATTCATTCTCAATAAAGATATTAAGTAGAATCATAATTGCAATTTTATCAGCTTCAGTTTCGAATTTTGAATGAAAAGTTGTAGAGTTATCGTACAGTACTGAATATTCAAAATGTGAAGCAATGAAATGACCGAGCTCGTGGGCTAAATGAAAAGCTTCAGAACTATCTTCGTGTAGTTTTTCGTTTAAAAATACTATTCTTGGTTTTGGATAATAAAAACCTGGTTCTTCCATTTCCATATAGATTAACTTTAAATTATACTCACTCAGCATTTCTTTCAACTTTAAATACATACAACCCATCACTCCAACTATTCATTTTCCTCTAAAGCTTTAGCAATTGCAATCGCTTTACGCATTGTCTCCTTAGATATTTCTTTTCCATCAAAAGAAAAAACAGTATCGTCTTCTGATAAATCCACATGTTTAGGGGTTTCTCTTTCTTCTCTACCTAGAAGGTAGTCTACAGAGACTCCAAAGTAATCAGCTAACCGAGCTAACTCAATAGAATTAGGAGTTTGTCTTTTCCAACTTCCTAAATATCCATTCGAATACCCGAAATTCATTTCGAGCTGTCTAATGGATAATCCTTTTTCTTTTGCTAACTCCTTTATTATTTCGTAAGTATTCATTGATAAATCAACCTTTCTGAATGCTTACAAAAAAAGTTTAGATAAATAATGTAAAAATAGTTGACTTATATACATTATTAATCTATACTATGTTTTGTAAACAAGTTTAACAACTAAAAAGACAACAAAAAATACTATTGATTAATAAATGCCAACCGCCAAGAAAGCTTTTTAAATCAAAGTTTAGATGTCTTATTTAACTATGCATTTAGTATAGATTATTAATCTAATAAAGTCAACGCAGTTTTTTAAAAAGTTGTTAAATTTGTTTACGAATATAAAAGAAAGGAGAGAAGAATATGGAAAAAACAGTCTCGGCAAAAATCGAAGATTTGAAATTAGACATACTGAAACAAGCAAAAGTGGCGATGGAACACGCGGTAGATAAAGAAGACTCTGCCATGGTTGCAGCCATAGCAGAGATTTTAGCTCACGTTTAGTCATCGTTTTTACGGTCTTCTGGAAGCTGACCATAGATAACAGCATAATGAATATCTAAATAAGCTTGAACAATTTCTTTTGGCGAAATTGATTCGCCTTTAGTAGATACTTGTGATTCGTGATTTAGCCATGCAACAACTAAATCCGCAGCGATTTCAAACGGCGTTACACTTTGTGTCAGTTGCCATAAAGAATTTCACAATATGTATGGTCGTGGTAATAATACCAAAGAGCAATTTGAGGAATTTATGGAAATTAAAAAATACAAAAAATCATTTATTAAAGGAGGCTAAACAATGAACAAGGAAATGAGCCAAACAATCAAGGTACAAAAAATGATAGATGATCTAACACATGGAATTGATAGCCAAGCCGATAAAATCATCAAGGAATTGCAAGGACAAAAAGTTAAGGATGCAAAAATGCTTCTCAAGACTATCAACTTTGAAATGAATCCAACAAAAAGAAAGCTCGCCGATGTGTTGGAAGAAAAGTTGGCTTCCGCTATCAACGAGCAAGAATTACTATTTGAAACCGATACTTTTAACAGCTGATGTTTTATAGATGACAGTTTCATCCGAATCTATATCATCGCCGAGAGAAAAGAATGTTGCTTTTGACAAAAAGCCGATAAGACCTACAAGCGGTCTTGATGTTGCAAGAGTAGATACCCCAATATCACCTTGCAAGGTATTCACGTAAATTTGAGAAGAATAGAACATTCCATCTTTTTCTTCGATATTTGACGCATCATCGTATCCAACGACCAAAGTATCGGCAAATATTTTGATTTTTTCTCCATCAAGCATAGTAATTACAAATTCTGGTTTCATAAATTTTCACCTCCTTAACAATTATTTCAGCCTGTCACACTGATAAGGAAATTATACCAAAGAAAGGAATGAGAAATATGAATACACCACAAATTTTTAATTTCGAGCAAAACGAAGTTCGAACTATTTTAGTAAATGATGAACCATATTTTGTAGGAAAAGATGTAGCAGACGTTCTAGGATATTCGAATCCGCAAAAAGCTATTCGAGATCATGTGGACTTGGAGGATAAGACGCAGAACGATTCGTTCACCGTCAATGGAACAGCAGTTGTTTTGATTAACGAGTCAGGCCTTTACAGTTTAATCTTAAAATCAAAACTTCCCTCTGCCAAAAAATTTAAACGTTGGGTAACGAGTGAAGTCCTTCCAACAATTAGAAAAACAGGTAGCTATTCAAACGTACCTCAAAGTTTTGCACAAGCATTGCGTTTAGCAGCAGATTTAGAAGAAAAGAACCAATTACTCGAACAACAAATTGCCGAGTACGAACCAAAGATTAGCTACTTAGATACGATTCTTTCATCGACAGATACGGTAGCTACTTCTCAAATTGCAGCTGATTACGGAATGTCGGCAATTGCTCTAAACAAATTGCTAAACGAGTTAGGTGTTCAACATAAAGTTAGCGGACAATGGATACTTTACCGAAAACATATGAACCAAGGATACACAAAATCGCACACAAGTGAGATTCCGAAAGCCGATGGCGGCACTAAAGTTGTAATGAATACCAAATGGACACAGAAAGGGCGAGTGTTTATTTACAACTTATTAATCGCAGAGGGCTATTACCCTCAAATGGATTTAGAGGAAATTGGTTAGAAAGGAGTTTTAGTATGACTGACATTGCAGAAATCACTCAACGAGATAGAGAAAAAATCAAAGAATATGTCGAAAGTTCGAAGTTCTTAACTTACACCATGCTTGCTGAAAGATTTGGAATTAGCAAAAGCTACTTATCTTTAATTTTAAACGGTAAAAAGACTTCTGCAGAAGCAAATAGAATCATAGATTCGATTATTACTATGTACGAATTGTAAAGGGAGGAACAGCTAATGCAATATCTAGAAGCGAAAATCCCAGTTCCAGAAGGCTATGTAATTATCTCCCAAGTGGATTATGAGGAGTTAAAAAAAGCTGATGATACTGGTAGATGGATGACGTTGCCAGAAGTGCTAGAACGGATTAACAGAAAATATGATTGGTTTACTTCTAGAGTTTTAAAGAACCCAAGATATAGAAATATTATCGATATCGAAAAAAATAAAAATGGATTTGTCTATTATCCAGTTGAAGGAAGAGACACATATCTATTTTTAAGAAGTAAAACACTTGAATTTTTAGAAACAAATTTTTCGGAAATCTTAAGGAGGCAAGCGGATGGGAAAATTTAATAGAGCGCTAGTATTCAGCGCACCGCTAATCATCTACGCTTTAGGACTTTGGGGAAGCAGACAAGCGTTGATAGGAACGATTGTTTACATGGTTTGGATTTTTATGGGGCTGGATGAAGCTGAGTACAAAACAAAAAAGCCAGTCGGGAGGGACTGACTAATGAAAAAAAGTTTAATGACTATAAACGAAAAACAATTGAAAGAAAATTTTAATGATCTCATCAAAGAATTTGTAAAAGAAACTGGAGAATTTCCTAATCAAATTCATCTAGTTGCGGAGGGGCATAGCCAGTATCAAGCTGTGAAATTTGAGATGAAGAAACAAATCTATTGAATTTAGCAGTACCTCTACTTGTAAGAACATTTATTGTAATGTTTTTTTCGACTAAAGATTCATCGTATCTAAAAACCAACGTAGTAATTTTTGACTCATACGGTGGAATGGTAATAGGTAATGACAACGGAGGAAATTTTGATAGATCAGCACCTTTTTTTAAAGATTTACCAGAATACGCACGTATACCATGTGGAAGTTCGTCATACATTGATTTTACCGTTACAGAATAATTATCACCAATCATTGTAAAAGCATTTAAATGATCAGGAATTCCAGAAATCGAAAACTCAATAATTGTAACAGGTAAAGAACTGTTATTTGTTAACAATACAGAATCTATAATCCTGAATTTATTTTGATGGTAAACATCTGGTTTGGAATCACTTTCTCTATCTATCAACCATTCTTCGCATTCAGCGAAGAAATCCAATTTTAAATTAAATTTTTTGTTTTTTCTATCTGTATAGGAGATATAAAAAGCAAATGTTGAAAATACTAGAGACGTAATAGGCAAAATAAAATCTTTAATGGTTTTAACAATGTTATTCCAGTCAAATTGTTTAATAAAGTCAATAAGACTCAATTTATACCACCACCATTTTTTATCTACATTATATCAAAGAGGAGAGAAGAAATAATGCAAGAATTAGTAATTTTGAAAAATAAAGAAGCTGTGACTACGAGTTTGCAAGTCGCAGATAGTTTTGAAAAAGAACACAAAAATGTTTTGAGAGATATTGAAAAGTTAAAAGAAGATGTGCTCAATTTTGAGCAGATGTTTGTGGAAGGTAATGAACCAGATTCATACGGCAGAAATCGACGAGTTTTCTTCATTAGTAGAGATGGTTTTTTCTTGTTGGCTATGGGTTTTACAGGAAAGAAAGCTATTTACTTCAAACAAAAATACATTGAAGCATTCAACGAAATGGAAGATGTTATTCGTAAGAATACTGTTCCTCAAACAATTGAAGATATGATGATCTACCAACTAGAAGAAATGAAAGATGTTAAAAAAGATGTTTCCATGCTTAAAGATACTATGCGAATTAGTGGGCAACAAGAGTTTGAAATTAAACAAAAAGGAAATATAAAAGTTATGGAAGTTCTAGGGGGTAAAGAAAGCCGAGCTTATGAAGAAATCAGCAAAAAAGTATTCTCAAAATTTTGGTCTGAATTTAAACGTACCTTTTCAATCCCAAGATATGGCGAGTTACCTCGTAAGAGATTCGATGATGCTGTTTCATTTATTGAAATGTGGTTACCAGAAACTGCGATCCGCATGGAAATCGATCAACTGAACAGACAACAAAGACTTTTCGGTGATGAAAATGAATAGAGCTGAAGCGCTAAGAATCGGGACGGTAATTGCTAATCGCTGGTGGAGACACAATAAACCAATCATCCTAAGCCAACAACATATTGACAAGCAAAAAGCATGGCAACAAATAAAAAAGTGACTCCGCCGGCAAGCAAAGAGTCACAAAGAAAACACATCATAAGGAGATTTTAGCATATGGAAAAAGAACTTTCCACTCTAGATCAATATTTGACTGATCCTAGTTGGGGCAAATCGAATATCAAGGAAACAAATAATCGAAAAATCAGACGAAATCTTTTGACGGATGAAGAACTAGCATGTGATCAAGACGATTTGGGAAATTTTGTGAGTATTTGGGATCATGTCTATCTTATCCATTTATCGAGGAAGTCCAAAAAACCTGAATATATCTATGTCATCGAAGATGGCTTGATTGATGCGCTAGAAGAGTATGACAGAGATAACTTGATTGATATCTCTTATTACGGATCAGGTAAGAAATACATTGCTGAAATGGAGGCAGAATTTGATGAGTGAAAACAAAGGGACAACGACTTTTGAAAAACTTTTTAGTCGCAAGTTAAATAAAATACTCAAGAAAAAAGGAAATTTTGATTATTTATCTTGGGCTCACGCATGGGAGATTATGAAAAAGAATGATCCACAGGCAACGGTAACTATTAATGAGTATAAACACTACAGAGTTGTTTCTGGAACTCATCAAGACTTTCTTGTTGAGGAATATAAACCTTTTCTTATGGATGAAACTGGGACTTATGTATCTGTCTCAGTAACGGTTAAAGGACACACGGAAACCGAATTATTTCCTGTTTTAGATTATCGAAACCAACCAGTTGTTACGCCAAATGCTATGCAAATCAATAACTCATTGAAGCGATGCTTTGTGAAAGCATTGGCTCTACACGGACTGGGATTATATGTATTTCAAGGGGAAGATATTCCAACACCACCTAGAATCGATACAAAGAAATTAAACATGCTAGAGACGATTCTAGAAGCTTTCAATGAGCAGATGGGTAAAGATATGACCAAAACCTTAATCGAATATGTTAATGAGCAGACAGATAAATTAGGGCTCTTAGCTGATAACGTTGAAACTATTGAACAGTTAAGCTATGAGCAATGTGCCTTGATGGAGCGAGCAATAGCAGCTAAGAGAAAAGAATTAGATAAGAAGTGATATGAGTGTTTAAACCATTAATCGATTCATATTCAGCGGTTCTGAAAAAGTTCAAAGGAAAAGACATAGGTGCAACTATTAATGAAGAAGTGAACATCGAACGTTTGAAGACGATGTACGACGGATATGATGGCGATCGGATTATTGAAGTTCGATTTATTGATCCTAGACGTTTCACTGTACAGCAACGAAACTTCATCTATGCGCTCATAGGCGATATTTTCATCGATACAGGCATGCCAACGGACTTCTGGAAGGAATTCTTCTACTTTCGTTTTGAAGGCGTCACAGGGCGCAAAATAAGCCTCAAAGACGAATCGAATACAACTGTGAGTGATGCTAATGTCTTAGCAAATATCATCTTAGATTTCATCTTTGAACATCATATTCCTTTCAAAGAAGGCTATGAGATTTTACCAGCGAATCAAGAATATTACTTCTACAAATGCATCACAAAAAGAGTCTGCTGCATCTGTGGCAAAACAGGAGCTGACATCGATCACTTTGACAAAGCGCTAGGAAGACGAAAGCGCAAAGAAGTTGATCATTCAGAGTACACATTTGCAGCACTCTGCAGGATTCATCACACGGAGAAACACAATATAGGTGTGATCAATTTCAAAAATAAATATCAAATCAAAGGGATCAAGTTAAACCAGGAAACAATTAAGAAACTTAGAATAGGAGGGTAAAAAATATTGTCTGACAACAAACGCTACTACTATTTAAAACTAAAAGAGAATTTTTTCGATAGTGACGAGATGGTTCTCTTAGAAAGTATGCCAGATGGCTATATTTATTCTAATATTCTTCTCAAACTTTATTTAAGAAGTCTAAAACACGAAGGTAAGTTGATGTTTAATGACAGGATTCCATTTAACTCTACAATGCTCGCAACTATTACAAGACATTCTGTAGGAGTCGTAGAAAAAGCGGTACAAATTTTCCGTGATTTGCAGCTTATTGACGTATTAGATAACGGAGCAATTTATATGTCTGATATACAAAGTTTCATTGGAAAATCCTCAACTGAAGCAGATAGAAAAAGAGAATACAGAAAGAAAATAGAAGAGGCAAAACGGAATTTAATAACTGGAGGACAAGTGTCGGACAAATGTCCAGACAAAACTACACCAGAGTTAGAGATAGAGATAGAGAAAGATATAGATATAGATAAAGAAGAAAAGAAAGGTAAGTATTCTGACGAACACTTACGCCTTGCTAAAAAATTGCAAAGTAATTTAACTGAAGATTTTCCAAAAGAAATGAACAAAGTAGATATCGAAAAATGGGCAGACACAATCAGGTTGATGGAAGAAAGAGATAAAGCGTCTATAGAAGCGATTGAGTATGTGATCAATTGGCTACCTACAAATGAATTTTGGTTTGGAAATATTAGAAGTGCTAAGAAATTGAGAGAAAAATTTGAGAAGCTCAAATTCGAAATCAAAGCAGACAAGAATAATCATAAAAAGCAAAGTCAAAAACTACAGTACAGCAATCCTAGTGAATATGACGACTTGCCAATTTAAAAAGGAGATGCATCACATGGAAAGCCTAGCAAATGCTATGGAGAAACTAATAAGAAGAGTATTAGTGCAAAGCGGGAAATGTCCAGAATGTAGCGAACCTTTGTATAGTTGGCGAGCTAAAAATAAGGATGGTTCAGAACGTTGTAAACCAACATGCATGAGTTGTGGTTATAAAGCGTTACGTGTGAAAGAGGATATACAGACCGAACGGATATATAACGACAGCTTAAAAGCACGAGCGTTGAGTTTTTTTCAAAATGGTTCGGTATTAACAGATAAAACTTTGTTTAAATGCAAAATGGAGAATTATCACGTAGTGGACCAAGAAACGAAAATTGCTTTAGAAAGAGCTAAAAGCTTTGTAAATGATGTCTTACTGAACCATCCTGCACATTTCATTCTATCAGGGAAATCAGGAAGCGGAAAAAGCCACTTGTCAATGGCGACAGCTTGGGAAATACTTGAGCGCTCAAATTATGACAAGAAAATACTTTTTATAAGCTATCAAGAGTTATTAGAGCAAATAAAGTTTTCTTATAACAATGCTGAACTGAGAAAAGAAATTGAAGGATCGCTTATAGCCGATATCAAAACAACTGATTTGGTGGTTTTTGACGATATTGGAGCTGAATTAGGTAGCGGGGTATCAAATAGTAGGCAGTTTACAAACAACACGTTAAACACGCTCTTAGAAGCCAGACAGAACAAGGCAACGATCATCACAACAAACTTATCCGGTCCTGAACTAAGAGAAGCCTACGGCGAAAGAATTGTTTCTAGAATATTTAAGAATTCAGAAGGTTATGCGCTGAAATTCCAACAAACAGCAGACAAGCGCATAAAACCAGTGAAAGGTAGTATCGCATGAATAAATACCGTAATAAGAAAACTGTTCATCGAGGTATCAAGTTTGATTCTATCGCGGAAGCAGAGTATTACGATTTAGCCTTGTGGCAAGCAGAAGCGAACGGCTGGAAAGTAAAACTTCAGGAAAGATTTGAGCTGATGCCGAAATTTGAACTAGATGGAAAAAAGTATCGCAAGATCGAGTATATTCCCGACTTCACATTTTATAAAAACGGCAAACTTGTCAAAGTCGTAGATGTCAAAGGAATGCAGACAAAAGACTTTAAGATCAAGGCAAAGTTGTTCTGTCATCAATATCAAGTGCCGTTGATATTAGCTAAAAAATATCGGAATACGTTCAAGGAAGAGCGTTTTTAACGAGGTGGTCCATCATGACAACAGAAGAAGTGATTCAAATGCGTATTCGAAGCCTTCAACGTGAGATTGACGATCTGGAACGAACAAAGGCAGTGATGGTCAATGAAACGGCGAGGAAGGCAATCGATTTGCACATAGAAAATTTAAGAAGGGAAATTCGTAGATTGGAGGAATGAGCGTGGATAAGAAAGCGACAATGAAACGAATCATCGAACTGACACATTCTGAGAATTGGCAAGAAGACAAAGAAATAGTTGCAGAAGTCCAAAAGCTCGGTAAATCAATGTGGACTGAAAAGCCTAAACGGAAAACGCCGAGAAAAATTGCAATCTGGCATGGTGACCGAATTTTAGTAACAGGTACCGCTGAACAGTTATCTGAAATTACTGGTCTGAGCAAAAACATCATCTGGGATAGAGCTAGGAGCTTATGGATTGATTCAAAAGGACGACAGTTTAGGTATGTGGAGGAGAAAAAATGCTAGACATGAAAATCGAAGATTATCGAATTACCAGTGATTCTAGAAACATTGTCCTATCGAAGGTAAGACGAGATGAGGAAGGAAATATCCGCTACACCGAAGCAAAAGAAGAATCACGAGCAGATATCGGATACTTTCAAACTGTCTCATCGTGTTTAAAGGCAATACAACGCGATTACGTGTTAAGTGAAGAAAGAACGATAAAAAGTATTATCGAGTACAAAAAAGCGTTAGAAAACATCACTAGACAGTTTGAACAGGCATGTGAGATTGAGGAGGAGAAATAATGGATCTCATTACACAATACAGTGACATCATCCTCAAGAAAATCATGATGAAGATTCAGAAAGACAAAAAATCAAAAGAACGAGCGGAATTAGTTAAGTTAGAAATGGCTGAAACAGGATCAGGAGTTCGAACATCGAGGCATTGGAAAGCAGCAGCAAACATTGAATTCTATTACAACGAAATTCAAAAAGGGTTCGATCAGATGCGTGAGCTGGATCGGCAAACAAATTGGAGCAAGAAACTTCATCAAGATCGTTTCAAATTTGTAGAGAAATATAAAGAGATATTAGACGAATACATGGAGGACAGAGAATGATGATGCCAAAAGAAATCTATTCAGATGCATTAAGAGGTGCTAGAAATCAATTGAAAATGGCAAAAAGAACATACGAAATTCGGCCCACAATCGAAAATGAACGCAGAGTAAAAGCAATTCGCCGTAGATGTTCAATTTACGGCGAGTTACAGAAGGAGGACAGCAAATGATACCGAGATTTCGAGCGTGGAATAAGAAAACTCAGTCATTTATTGATTATGGTGATTTGGTTTTAGATTTGAGAAGCGGAAAAATTTACGCTGGGGACATTGGGTTAGTGGAAAGCACCATTGATGTGACTGACCAAATTGAACTCATGCAATCAACAGGGCTGAAAGATAAGAATGGCATTGAGATTTTCGAGTGGGATATTGTATCAGTCAGCGTGCGAAATGGATTCGATTATTTAGATAATAAAGTTTGTGTTGTCAAAAATTCAATAGGACATTCGGGATTAGTGTGTGCCACTGTTGATGAAGATTTAGAGTATCAAATTTTTAACACAGAGCTGTTTGAAGAATACACGTATGAAGTCATCGGAAATATTTGGGAGAATAGCGAGTTATTGGAGGTAGAGTGATTATCTTAGCTACTGACTACATCGATTCTTTAAAAGATGAAAATGGGAATGTCCCAGCATTGCTAAATTGTGGAATTAAAAGCAAGAATAGAATCATTTTGTTACGGATATCGGCTGATTTAGCAAAATATCTTTATCTGAGCAAGACAGCAGTATATTACACTGCGGCTACACGTTATCAGTACAAGGGAAAAACAATCAGTCAGGATTATTATGATCGTTTAATCAGTCCTGACATGCATGGAAAATCAAAATCAGCGATCAAGTTATTTGGCGCAATAGAGATATATGCCGATGATTTTCCAAATTTATGGTTGAAGGAGGAAGCGGAATGAATGTTCAAAATAGCATTTTATCTGTTCGATTACAAAGATGATTCGTTTAAGAAAGTTTATTTCCATCACTGGAATGATAGCAAGCCAGTTTTTACAAAAAACAAGAGGAGAGCTCAGGAGTATTTTGATGAAAGATCAGCAAATAAAGATATAGTGCAGTTAAAAAAAGCAGAATCACCATCTGCGAAAACATTGTCAATTCGATTGGAGGAAAAAGAATGAATATTAAAGTTTATTTAAAAAGAAATTTGGCCAGGTTTCCTCGAAGCTGGGATACAAATTCCTACCCATTCGAGGTAGAAGAAGAGAGCTATCTAATGTCTGCTAACATGATAGAAATTACAAGAGATGATGCGGATGAGTTTGATAAAAAAAGATCATGTTACTTTGTTCCGAATCCAATGTATACGGCTGTAATAGAAGATTATCATATATCCGACAGATTTATTCTGATTGATCTAGAAAGGCCTAAGAAACGAGTTAAACAGTATAGACGTTGTGGATTTTCAACAAAGAAATGGTGATAACAAAACAGAGGTGAAGAAAAATGAACACCAGACATCGCAGAATAACAAAACTAAGAAAACAGGAACTGAATGTACTAAAGACAAAGTTTGAAAAAGAATATGGAATTTCAGCAGAAGAAACATATAAAGTGGCAAGTCAGTGTGTTGCTGATGCGAGTGAGACTATTCGTAAGTTTGGGATTTCGATATTAAATGATGATCGTAAATGGGAGGAAATGAGATGAAACTAAAAGACGGATTTTACGCTAGTAGTCATGGTATCGGCGGTTTAATGCTAGATATGCCGACAAAGAACCCTAAAGCACGTAAGAAACCAAAATTCAAAGTCGGTGACATGGTTCGCTGCGAAGCAGAAGGATTCATCTATCCATTTCGTGGATATGTAGAGCATCTCTATAATCACTCAGCAATCATTCGCATTGAAAACACGATGGAATGTGACAAGCGGTTAGCGAAAAGCAAAGAGAATTTAGCTGTAGCGAGATTAGTTGACATGGAAGTAATCAAGAGCAAATAAAAAAAGCCGGATCGCTCCGACTGATGTAATAAATCCGACAAGTTTATTATATCACATAAAAGGAGCGGTTTGACTTGATGCAATTGTTACGAGAGGTAGATTTCAAACAGACAAGATGTAATGCGAGAGATGTGCTGAAGAACTTTCGGCGTTTGGAGCGGATGGCAGGTCGCTCTTTGATAGATATTAAGTCGCCGATTATTACGGATATGCCGAAGGCGCCGAAGCATGGCAATAAGGCAGAAGACGCGATCATTCAGATGATGGATATAGAAGCGGAGAGAGATGCGATTTTAGCGGCTTTGATGGCTCTTAGTCTGATTAGCCGTCAGATACTCTACTACAGTTTCTGTGACGTAAACAAGCACTCTAATTATGAAATAGGGCAATTGATACGAGGATACGGAGAGAAGAATGTAGAGAAGCTGAAATCCATCGCATTGATCGAATTTGCTGAAGCATACAAAAAAGGCGTGTTAGTTCAGTATCGTTAATTTTGTAGGGTTTTTGTAGGGATAGTGTAGGGTTTTTGAGCGGTTTAACGTGATATTATGATAGTGTCGAAAGATTAGTGATAGGTCTAAGACAAAATAATAATAAAAGGAACATCGTTTTATTATTGTTTCACAATTAAGCTTCGATAGACAGCAGCGGAAATATTAAGAATAAGGATGTGAATTTTAACTCCTTCTAAATTGTTCTTATTATCTATCATCAGTTGCTGTCTATTGTCATTATGTCACTGTGGTGGAAAGGTGTATCGCTCATCTAAAATTTAGGTGCAAACTGCAAGGTTCGATTCCTTGCCAGTGACTTTGGTAACCGAGGCATCGGCGGTTTAAAAATATAGGGGTGCGCAATTTCGTACGCGTTTTGTGCATCTTGTAGGTTGCTATTACATAATTGGTTGGGTTAGATTGAGTTTTGGGATTCGGTACAAATGAATCGTCAAATGACTCAAGCACAGGATCGGAAACGTCCCTGCCTGTGCATTACATATTAGATCACTCTTTGAGTGGTCTTTTTATTTTAAAAAAGAGAGGATTTTGAAAAATGGAATTGATTGTATTTACTAATAACGGACAAACATATCATTTTTATGAAGTGGAGAATTTTAAGCCAACAACAACAGGATTTAGTTTTATTTATACTGGGAAGGCTACGGGAGTTACTCGTTCAGCTACGTTTAACAATACATCAACAGCTGGTTATGCGCTTGCGGAGGTACAAAATGAATCATGAGAAGTTTATCGAAAAATGCAAGGCTATTGTACGTGAAAGAATTGAAAATGAGATTGCTGACCTAAGTGGAGCAGTGCCTGAGTTTAGTATTTTCATAGTCTGGTCATGCAAAACACTGCAAAATAGCAAAGCATTAGTCAGCGCTAGCTTAAAAGGAGCACCGTATTTTGAAATTACGTTGAACGGGGACAAAGGTGAAATCTATGTAGATACTTATCTCAAAAAATCAAATGAATGTATCAAAGTCTAGCAGGTGCTAGGCTTTTTCTTTACATAAAGGAGGCTGCATAATGAGAAACTACTGGTATGTATCACTAACTAATGAATATCCTCGAACCATTGGTGATTGTTCAGTGCGTGTTGTGCGTTCTGTACAAATCAAAGGGAAGTACTCTATTGTCGAAATGCTAAGAGAAGCTACACCAAACGAAGTGGATAAATGCAAGCTGATATATTGCGGTCATGGCTATTGGAAAGACGAGTATATCCAATACAACATTGAGAGGTACATCAAATGAATGATAACTATGATTACATCAAGTTGTTAGCAAGTAATTATTAGATGTTTTTAGGAGGAAAACTATGAAATTAAAAGATTATATCAGAGAAGGGTATAACGTTGTAACTGCACCCAATCTAGCTTACAAAATTCAAGAAGATTATCCCAATGCTTTAGTGTTTACTGATAGAGCTTTAGATGCCATTCCTATAGGGAAGTTATTAGTAGATCGTTTTTATAGCAATAATCCAGCTGTTCTTAGTGCTAAGCCACTTCAAAACGCTTATGCTATTGAACGCTTTTCTTGTGAGTTTACTGGTTATGAGAAAGTAGCACCAATGACAGGAGAGACAAGAAGAAAATTAATGCAACAAATCAAAAAGAGGATTGATGAATTGGCGTTAGATGATAGAAGTAATACGAATCTTCTAGAAATAAAACTGAAGGATACTGACTCAGTACCAGAAGTTTGGTACAAAGGTGAGAGGTTGGATGAATCGCCTAAAGGATTAGTAGATGTCTCGTATCATTGGAAGACTGATGGTTTTGCTAATGATGATAGAGGAGCGAACGACATCACGATTCAATACTTTTCTAGCTTTAATGATAAGTATCCAGATATGAAAACAATCGGACACAAGAGAGATATGTAAATGAAAGAAGCTAGACCTAGAGACGAGATAGACAAACTATACAAGACCAAACGATGGCGAGACCTAAGGCAAGTAGTAATAGCTAGGGACTTCGGCATGTGCCAAGAGTGCAAGCATCGAGGGCGGAACACAAGGGGCACGATCATCCATCACATAGTCGAGGCGAGGGAAGACCTGTCACTGTTCTGGTCCGTAGATAACCTTGAATGTATCTGTGTAGCTTGTCACAACAGAGAGCATCCAGAGAGATCAGGCGGGAAGAAGAAACCAAAACCTAAATCACATATCGTTAAAATGTATTCAACTCCTGAAAGATAAGTTTGCAGCGAAATGAAGGTAGCCCCCCTACTCTAAAAGATTAAAGAGTAAGGCTTGAGAAGAACGGTGCTGTCCTTCCTTCGTAAAAAGACCGCTTTTCAAGTTTTTTGGAGAAAAAGGAAAAAGCCGACCAATTTAAGCCGGCTTTGGACGAAGCTATTTCTTAGTCCATTTGTTTCCTTTTTTGAGAAGTAGGAGGTAATCGGTCGCCTGGATCAATTTTTACTTCTCGTCCGCCTTGGACATTTCCACCACGAGGACCCACTTCTTTATAGGTTCCTTTTGGTTTATTGTCTTCGCCGGGTTTATAGAGTTCTCCCATAGGAATCCCTCCCTAAAAAATTTCGGCACAGCACTGCCGATAACTTAATTATAAGGATTGTGATAACGATTTCAATCTATCTTTTGAAAGAAGGTGATATTATGCCGCAACCAGCGAAGAGTGCAAAGTTACAATTATTAAATGGAAACCCAAACAAGAAGAATACCGAAGAACTCCGCAAGCGAGCGGCCGCAGAAGACAAATTAAAAATGGCTACTGACAAAATCAAACCGCCGTTATGGCTAGATTCGCTAGGAAAGGATACCTTTGAGTTTATCGCTGATGAATTGCTGTCTGTGGATTTAATCAGTAATCCGGATGTCCATACAATGGCTCTCTACTCCAATTGGTATTCGCAATACGTTTCTTTAGAAAAACAGCTTCGAAAACTACAACGAGAGTACAAGTTGAACTATGCGCTTGCGAAAAAGGAGGCAGAGGCGAGAGGTGAGCCGTTTAATGAACCTAATGAATTAATTGGTAATCCGCTCTCTCGGCAGATGGATACAGCGTCTCGGAATCTCCGTTCTTTTGGCGCTGATTTAGGACTATCACCAGCAGCCAGAGCTAAGTTAGCTATTAAGATGGCTGATGATGGTGGTGATGACGATGACGACTTCTAATATTTTGGATATGTCTTACACAGAACGTGTGGACTATTGGCAAAGCTATCTTGAGGAGCAAGCTTCTTGGGGTGGCTTTTTAAAATGTCCATATCCGGAATTGTTAACTACTTGGTATGCGGAACGATTAATCGATGGAAGCATACCAGCCAGCAAAGAAAATATTCAAGCTGCTAAACGGCATATGCGTGATTTGCAGCGCCAAGGAACAGATGATTTTCCTTGGATCTTTGACGAAGAAAAAGGTCACCGGCCTATTAGATATATCGAAAAAAAATGTAAACCAACTGAAGGCGACTTTGGTTCGTTTGTTTTGCAACCTTGGCAGCATTTCATAATTGGATCCATGTACGGATGGGTACATCGTGATACAGGAGAGCGTCGCTTCCGCGAGGCTCTTATTTTTGTTGGACGTAAAAACGGTAAGTTTTGCCGTTTAAAAATCGGGCAAAATCGGTGAAAACCTTTATTTTTGGCTTTCTTTTAGTAATAATTCGATAGCTTTATCAAGCAATTTAGACATAGGAACCATAGTTTCTTCCGACATTTTTTTTAATCCTTCGTATAAATCTTTATCAATTGCGTTAGAAATTCTAATTCTGTTTTTTAGTCCGTATTTGTCCATGTGTGACACTCCTTTTTATTTTACTATAACATCCGATTCCACCGCTTGCAACTACCATCAATTGATGGTAGTATATANAAGNAGGTGATTAGATTTAAAAAATAAATTATTTACAAACACTTAAATAAAATAAATGGCAAAATTTATATCGGTGTCACAAATGATATTGGCAGAAGGTGGAGGAGCGGTGGGATTGAATATAAACCACCAAAGAACGAAACCCAACACCACAGAAGTTTTTGGAATGCAATACAAAAATACGGGTGGGAAAATTTTGATCATTTGATTATTGAAGAAGACTTAACGATGAAAGAAGCTTTTGAGAAAGAAAAGTTTTATATTGAACTTTATGACTCAACTAATAAGAAAAAAGGTTATAACATCGCAAAAGGCGGAAATGGCGGAATAATATATAAAGTTCACCCCAAAGGAATGCTAGGGAAAAAACAATCTAAAGAATTTTCTTCAAATCACAGTAAATGGGCAAAGAACCATAAGAATAATTGTATGACAAACGGTGATGTTGTATGGGGTGTTACTCACGAACACCCAAAAGGCATGTTGGGAAAGCACCACAGCAAAGAATCAATTATGAAAAAGAAAGCATATAGTGGTGAAAATGCTGTAACCTCAAAACCAATTGTCGCAATTGAACGGGATGGAACTAAAAGAGAATTTCACAGCGCTAAGCTTTGCATGGCTTACTATTCGATTAGTACATGTGTTTTTTACCGACTTTTAAAAGATGGCGCCCCTTATGTGATAAATCCTAAAGCGAACTACAGAAATAAAGAAAAAATATTAGCTATCGAAGGAATTATGTTCAAACATAAAGAAGATACCGAGGTAAGTTAGTAGATTGCGAAAGGTTACTAACTACCGTAACGCGTAGGAGTTGAATAAATATAATGCTCCCAAGAGTGTCCGACAGCAGATAATTTGCTGAAAATGTACGCTAAACTGGGCCAGAACTGACTGACCGATGAAAATGAGGGTGACCTCCAGAGTGCGAGATAAAAAGCTCGCAGATAATAACAATCGAAAACATCACTAATTTCAGGCCTTTCCACATACATGGTCGCTTATGATGATGAACAAGGCGCCAACGTTTACGTATTGGCAAATGCTCGTGATCAAGCAAGCTTGTTGTTTGATAAGGCCGCAGAAATGGTCAAACAATCGCCGGCGCTCTTTAAGAAATTTGGTAAGCCTAAACGATCAAGTATTAATTATGCTCCCGCCTTTTCTAAAATGGAACCACGCGCCTCAGATAGCCGGAAATTGGATGGGCTAAACACTCACTTTGGTATTTTTGACGAGATCCACGAGTTTACGAATTACAATCTGATCAACGTTATCAAGAAATCAAGAGGAACCAGAAAACAGCCTCTGATAGTTTATATCACAACTGCTGGATATGTATTAGATGGTCCGTTGATGTCTTATTTTGAGCAAGGTGTGGACTGTTTGGAACATTTGGAAGATGACATCGATGAACGGACTTTCTATTATCTGGCAAAACTTGACAGTGCGGAAGAGGCTGATGACCCAAGATTATGGATCAAAGCCAATCCGAATATTTGTCTAATGAATTTTGTTGGCATGCTAGATGACTATGTTAAGGATAAAAAAGATCCAAAAGAATATGCTGACTGGATTACCAAGCAATTTAACTTGTTTTCCGATATCGATGAGCTGTCATTTGTCGATATGCCTACCATTAAACGAAACAATAAAACCATCGATATTGAAACGCTCAAAGGTAAGAAGTGTGTCGGTGGTTTTGACTTGTCCGAAACGGAAGACTTTACCGCAGCCGTTTTAGAATTTCCGCTTGAAACAGGCGAGGTATTCATTTTGCAACACACATGGATCCCACAAGCTAGATTTGATCGAGATAACAATCAAGAGCGTATCAAAGCGTGGGAGAAGGTGGGAGATCTAACGATTATTCCTGGTGATTACGTCAATTATGAATACGTCTTAAATTGGTTTGTAGAAAATTCGAAAATCTATGACATTGTAAAAATCAATTATGACAAGGCCAAGGCACTACGATTAAATAAAGAACTAGAAAATGCAGGATTTGAAACCAACGAGATTCGTCAAGGGTTTCTATCATTAGGCGGGCCAATGCAAAACTTCAAGGAAATGCTATTGGACGGTAAGGTGATTTTCAACAATTCCAAGCTTTACCGATGGTATCTATCCAACGTCAAGCTGGTGATGGATCGCAACTCAAACTGGATGCCGTCTAAGCAGTCCAAGAGTAGAAAAATAGATGGTTTTGCAGCAAGTTTGAACAGCCACGCCGAAGTGTTGAATATGTTGGTTAATCCTGTCGGAACCGGGAAAGTAACCTATTACTCGATTTCCGATTTAATGAATATGTAAGAAAGGTGTGGAGGAATGAGTATTTTAGATCGTTTGCGTTCTTTTGGCCGAGCGAAGCCGAAAGCGAGCAAACAAGAGTATTTTTTGAATGACCCGGGATTGATACCGTATTTAGTCGGAAAAGATGAAATATCAGAAGGGATTTTTTCCGTAATTAGCCGTGTATCGAACGTTTTTGCGTCTCTCCCTCTCAAAATGATAGATGTGGAGTTTGGCCAACCGGACGACTGTCCTGCATACAACTTGTTGAGCGAAGGCCCTCGATATTTTACAAAGTTTGATTTTTTCCGGGACGTGGAAGTTTTGAGAAACTACCAAGGGAATGCGTATGTGCAGATTTTCCGAAATATCAATGGAGAAGTAGCAGATATGGCGTTAGTAAAACCTGGTGCTTGCCATCCAGTGATTGATATGGATAGCGGGGAGCTTTACTACCAAGTAACTGCGACTGACAAAGGCAGTTACAAGCAAGTTATCTATGTACATTACATGGAAATGCTCCACTTTAAACAACCGAGGTTTGGCGGCTTGGAAGGTGCAGACCCCACAAAAGTATTAACGAATACCCTCGGATATGATCGAGAAGTCCGAAAAATCTCTTTAAGTCAGCTTAAAGGAAGTAATGAAGGGCTAAAAGTTAAGTTTGCTAGCATTATGGATGAAGAAGCTAAAAAAGCTACAGTTAAAAACATTGCTGATTTTTATCGACAAAACGGTGGACTACTTGTGGAAGAAAACGGTGTAGAAATCGAACGTTTACAACGAGAGCTGGTAGACAGCAAGCTTTTAGATACTGATAAAATATCTCGCTCCAGAATCGCGATGGTCTACAACGTGCCGGAACATTTCATCGGGAATAACCAGTCAAGTTACTCCTCTCAGGAACAGCTCAATATGGAGTTTTTGACATACAATCTAGTACCGACCGTTAATCAATATGAAGCGGAACTAAATAAGAAAACACTATCGAGAGCTGAAAAAGCTAAGGGTTATCGATACAAGTTTAATATCGCAAGTTTGCTAAGAGCTGATACACAGGCCAGAGGGCAGTTTTACCAGATTATGCGCCGAGGTGGAGCATATTCTGCCAATGATGTTCGCCGCTTTGAGGACTTGCAGCCAATAAATAAAACCGGTATGGATGATTACCATATTTCCGGAGACCTATATCCAATCGATATGGATCCAACATTAAGAAAAACAACCTCGTCTAAAAGCGTAGCCGAAAACGGTTAGGCTTTTTTAGTTTGCACCGAAGGGAGGTGGAAGGATGAAAAAAGTGACGTTAAGCGGCGATGTCGTGGATAACGATACCGCGTGGCTTTATGACTGGTTTGGGATCGATTGTATCTCACCAGGGAAAATTTCTGCCGCTCTTACAGAAGCAGCGGGGGATGAAGTAGAACTTGATATCTCATCGAACGGTGGGGATGTCCTAGCGGCAAGCGAAATATATACCGCTATCCGTGCTTATCCGGGAAAGGTATCCGGAAATGTTGTGAGTATTGCAGCAAGCGCTGCAAGTGTAATCGCTTGTGCTTGCGAACCGCTTAGAATCTCGCCAACAGCACACATCATGATTCACAACGCATGGGTGACCACTAGCGGCAACGCCGAGGAATTAAAAGCCGATGCGGAAATGTTAAGCAGTGTGGATGAGTCTATCGTTAATGCTTACGAGATCAAGACAGGACTCGACCGGAAAAAGCTTGCTGATTTAATGGCAAAAGATACTTGGTTAAACGCACAAACAGCAGTGGCGGAAGGTTTTGCGGATGAAATTATGTTTGCAGAAGCACCAGTAACGGTACTCAATGCCGCTCAACCGGTTATTCCAAAAAACGCAGTAACTAAGTTGAAAAATCTAATACTCAAAGCGGAAACACCGCAAGAAGAAACGCTCGTACAGAAAAAACTAAAAGCCTTAAATGGAGGGAAAAACGAATGAATTTAGAACAATTAAAAAATGCGTGGGTCGAGGCGGGAAGTAAAGTCTCTGATTTAAACGCGCAACTCAATGCAGCATTGGTTGACGATGAAAAAACAGAAGAAGATGTAGTAAGTTTGCAAGCACAAGTAAAAGCAGCACGGGCTAAACGGGACGGATTGAAAGAGCAAGTGGCAAATATGGAAGCCGAACAAGTCTTAAACGTCAAAAAAGAATCATTAGATAAAAAAGATGAAAACTTGAAAAACAAGTTTATCAAAGACTTTAAAGCGATGGTCAATGGTGATCCTGCTATTATGGCTACTTTGACATCTGATACGGATGAATCTGGTAATGCTATCGGATTGACTATTCCGGTTGATGTTCAAACGACTATTCATACTTTGGTTCGTCGGTTTGACTCCTTACAAGAATACGTAAACGTTGAAAAAGTGACCACTACCAGCGGTTCTCGCGTTTATGAAAAATGGTCTGATATTAAACCACTGACCGCTTTGGATACTGAAGACGGTGAAATCCCAGCAAATGATGATCCTGCACTTCACTTGATCAAATACTTGATCAAACGCTACGCAGGTATTTCTACAGTAACTAACAGCTTGCTAAAAGATACTGCCGAAAACATTTTGGCATGGTTGTCTAAATGGATCGCGAAAAAAGTAGTTGTTACTCGCAATACAAAAATCTTGGCAGCTATTGATGGAATCAAAGCAGCGCAAAAGAAAGATGTTACAGATGTTGATGGGATTAAAGATATCGTAAACGTTCAACTTGACCCAGCTATTGAAGCTACATCTATGTTTATTACAAACCAAGATGGCTACAATGTTTTGGATAAAGTAAAACGTTCTGATGGATCTTACTTGTTACAAAAAGACGTAACTTCTGCAACTGGATATACTTTCTTGGGCAAACCGATTAAGAAAATCGCTAACCGTTTCTTGCCAAACAAAGGGACTACTACTTCTCCTAAATATCCACTGTACATTGGTGATCTGAAAGAAGCCGTTACATTGTATGATCGCGAAAACATGAGCTTGCTGACAACGAATATTGGTGGTGGAGCTTTTGAAACAGACACCACTAAAGTACGCGTCATCGATCGCTTCGATGTGCAACTAGTTGATGATGAAGCGGTTGTTTTGGCTACTTTTACAACTATTGCGAACGAGACACCGGCGAAAGTTTAAGGAGCTGATTCCTTATGATTCTTGATCCTAAAATGGATTTAGGCGAAATCAAAAACGCACTAAAGATTGATACCGATGATGACGATGTGGAAGTAAGCCGTGCGGCACAAGCTGCAATTGCATACATTAGAGGGGCTATCGGGAATGATAAGCCCTCTTTTTATAAGCAAGAAAATGAAACGGTTGATCTGATTAATTTAGCTATCCTGCAATTAGCAGATCATTATTACAACGCTCGATCAGCAACCGTGAGTGGGAACTTGCGAGAGTACGATTTAGGTTTTACAAGCCTAATCTTGCAACTCAAAGCAAGTTATTTGCTTTTTGTGGAGGAGGAGTAGCGTATGCCCCTTATCCAAACAGGAAATTTAAATCAACGCATCAAGTTTGTCCGAGATACGACGGTTAAGGATGAGGACGGGCAAGTTGTCCCGACTTCTACAACCATTCTTACTTGCTGGGCAAGTGTGCAGACACAACGCCTGAACGATATTAAGACGTCGATTGGTACGGCTTTGGAAGGAACACTGACGTTCATTATCCGCTACCAACAAAAATCAGAGCTGACCAATGATATGAAAGTGCGTTGGAATGGAAAAACGTTTGAAATCATTACGATTACGAAAGGCGAGTTTGCGAAGGACTTCACGACAATCATTGCAAAAGAGGTTTCAAAATGAGTGTAGAAGTCGATGCAACCGAAGTGTACAAAGCGCTTAGGGAAGTAAAAGCAAACGTTCAACGAGTGGAAAGCCCAGCACTTAGAAAAGCTGGGGAGTACGCTCAAGAAGAGTTACGACAAAACACACCTTACTGGGATGGAACGAAGTCAAACGGTAAACGTGGTTCGTATATGCAAGAACATGCTAAGAACCATGTGGTTACAAGCTCGATAAAAAACGGATTGGTAGAAGTCGGCTATGACAAAGATGTTTCTTGGCGGATGCACTTTATCGAGTTCGGAACAATCAAACAACGTCCAAAAGGTTTCGTACAAAAAACACAAAAGCAAATCGAAAAACAAGTAACACAAATCATTGCTGACGAAGTAAAAAGGAGGCTAGGACTTTGAAAACGGCAGTATCACAAGTCTATTCAATTCTGAATAGCAATGAAAAAACAAAGAACATTGATTTTTACACCAATAGTGTTCCGGAATCAGCTCAAACAGTACCTAGCCTTCCAGTTGGCAGAATTACAGAGATATCCGGCAACTATGAAGATTTTGCAAGCAACAATCCTTTGACCATTCAATTTAACGTACAGGTAGATGTATGGGTGTCAACCATGAAAGAGGTTGATGCCTTTTATTTTGCCCTTGATGAGGTTATGAGGGGGAATGGTTGGCAATGCGCATACACGGAACAAACAGATGACGAGGACTTGGAAGGTGCAAAGCGGATTATCAAACGATATGTAGCAAATATTTCACTAAATTAAAAGGAGAGAAAATAGATGGCAACAGTAGGATTTGAGAGCGTCATTTTTGGCGTAAAAACAGGTGTAGGCGGCACTCTAGAAGAATTAGTAGCAGATAAGTCGAAAGGAGGAGCGATCGAAGCTAAAATTACTGGATTAGGCGCAACTTCTAACACAACATACGCTTCAAACGTACCGTTCTTCATTGCAAGTAAAGGGGTTTCGTCGCCAAAAGTTACGCTTGACGTGGCAGACTTAATGGATAACGGCATTTACAGCAAAATCATTGGTGCTAAAACCGTGGAAGATGCAAATGTAATTGGTTCAGAAACTGAAGCGCCTTACGTGTCGGTAGTCATGGTTACAGCAAACAAAGAAGGAAAACGCTTATTCATGGGATTGACAAAAGGAAAATTCAGTCATCCAGATATCGACATGAAAACAGCTGAAGACAAAGGGGTAGAATTGCAAACCGATTCTATCGAAGGGGAATTCATTTCTGATGAACGTGGCTATGTATTTATGACTGCCGTTGAATCAGAAACGATGACTTTGGATAAATTCAAGAACTTGGTAAATAACAAAGCGGGGAAGTAGTTAACCCTGCATCTGCACCAATGACAGATACAGGGACACCAAAAGAACCAGAACCAAAAATTGATACACAAGGTTAGCCATTTTTGGCTAGCCTTATTTTTTGTAAAAACAAGGAGGAAAACAAATGATTGAATTGCAATTGAAACTTGACGGAAAGAAAAAAACATTCAAACAACAAGATATTTCCGCACGTGCAATGCGTGAGTGTATCAAATTTTACGAGAAAGCGGAAAAAGCAGACCTAACTGATTTAGAAGCAATTGATTCAATGATTGCAATTACAGCAGATATTTTCCAAGATCCAGCAGTTACATTTGATGCTATTTTAGACGGTTTGACTGCGAGCGAGTTAGTACCGGCATTAGAAAGTGTTTTTGAACAAATCAATGAACTGGGAAACAATGAAAAAAAGCAGATGGCGAGCAAAAAGAGATAAGTTTTTCTGAAGCTAGGAAAGCAATGGATCAAATCTACAAAGATTTAATCGAAGCAGGTTGGACGATGAGAGATGTGGACGAAGCCGACTATCATTATTTGTTACACCTTTTTGGAGAAGTGGAGAGTGGCGAAGAATATGTAGATGGTGCTGATTTCATCAAACAATTTTTATCGGCTGAAGACTTAGTAAAACTTGAGGAAGGAGGTAAATAATGGCAGGAAAAGGACAACCGGCAGGAAATATCAAGCTAGGGATTAGTTTAGATAGCACTAATTTTGGTAACACGCTGGACGAAATCAATGCGAAAGTCAAACAAGCTGAGTCGAATATGCGTGCCAATCTAAAGGCTTATGATTCAGCAGGACGTTCATACGAAGCACTTAGTCAAAAGACGAAAGACTTGTCTACGGTTATGGAAGGGCAAAACGCCAAAGTAAGAGAATTAACAAAGCGCCGTGATGAAGCGATTAGCAAGTATGGCGAGGAATCGAAACAAGTTGCTAACCTTAACACACAGATAAACAATGCTACCGCAAAATATAATGCTTACAGTCGCCAGTTGAACGACACAAAAAAAGAATTGGTGTATTCCAAAACAGCCGTCAATGATTTATCTAATGAAATCAAAGAAAATGAACGACAAATGAACGCCGAAGTAAAAGCGTTGAAAGCCGCTGGTGATGAATCTGGTGCTTTTGAAGCAAAACAAAAAGGGCTAGCCAAACAAACGGAATTATCCGAGAAAGCTATCGAAGAACAGCGCAAAGTTGTGAAACTGATGGCTGATGAGTTTGGCGATTCAGCAAATGAAACCGAAGATGCAAAAAGGGCATTAGAAAAGTTAGAACGACAAAGCCAAATATCTAGCAGGCAATTAGAAGCACTCAAAAGCTCCAGCGATCAATCAGGAAAAGAAATAGAAGATTTTGGCGACAAGTCCACAAGGTCAGCTAGGAAACTGGACGGACTAAAAGACAAATTAAGCTCGCTAAAAAGCGCATTTTCGTTTGGTGCAGTTGCTGGATTAGCGCATAACGCTATTAGCAGTGTAGTAAGTGGCGTGCAAGGTTTGGTTGGCGAAGCAGTAAACGCATCGGATTCATTGATGAAGTTTTCCAAAACCATGGAGTTTGCTAACTTTGGGAAGTCACAGATAGAAAGCTCGAAAAAAGAAATGAAAGACTACGCCGATAAGACGGTTTATGGTTTAGAAGAAATTCTGAACACAACCGCACAATTGGCATCTAATGGGATTCCTAACTATACAGAACTAACCAAGGCGGCAGGTAACTTGAATGCCGTTGCAGGCGGTTCTAGTGATACATTCAAATCCGTTGCCATGATGCTAACGCAGACGGCAGGAGCTGGGAAACTAACAACTGAAAACTGGAATCAATTAGCAGATGCGATACCGGGTGCTTCAGGATTGTTACAAGACGCTATGTTGAAAAACGGAGCTTATACAGGAAACTTCCGTGATGCAATGGCGCAAGGTCAAATCACTTCCGACGAGTTCAACCAAGCAATTGTACAGTTAGGTATGAATGACGGAGCAGTTAAGGCAGCCACTTCTACAGACACATTGAGCGGTTCTTGGGAGCAGATGAAATCCACTGTAATAAATGGGCTACAAAGTATTATAGAAAAAATAGGCGTTGAAAATATCACTGGTTTCATCAACAGAGTAACAAAAGGGATTGAAAATTCTATTCCTAAAATTACTCAATTTATAGGTTGGTTGAGAGATATTGGAACGTGGATCGTTGAAAATAGAGAGCCACTAACATGGATTGTCGGAATCATAGGCGGAATTACATTAGCAGTAAAAGCATTGAACGTAGCAAGTATGTTGCTGGCAATTACTGGCGGAACATTGGCAGCCCCTTTTGTGGCGATTGGTGTAGCATTAGGCGCACTAGCAGGTGCTTTGGTGATAGCTTATACAAAATCTGAAACATTTAGAAATATAGTCAATGCGGCTTTTACAGCTGTGAAAAACGTAGTTATGAGCGTTATCAATAATTTGGTGGAATACTACAAAATGTTGTGGAGCGTGTTGCAGTGGCTTTGGGAAAAAATAAAAGAATGGGCTTCATGGATTGGCAATAAATTCATTGAAATGAAGAACAGCGTTGTGAATACGGTTCAGAACCTATGGAATGGCGTGAAAAACTTCTTCAGCAATGGCGTTGGAGATACGTGGAATAAGGTAGTCGGTTGGGTAAAAAACATTTTCAACAAAGCAACTGAATTGAAGAACAACGTTTCTGATGTAATCGGTAACCTGTGGAATGGTATCAAAGACACATTCCGTAGAGGTATCGATACGGTATTCAATTGGTTTTCAGAACTACCAACGAAGATGAAGAATGCCATTATTGGCGGTAAAAACGCCATTGTTGATGCGTTCAAAAGTATTTTCAACGCAGCACTTAAAGCGATAGGTAAACCAGTTAACGCAATCATCCATGGAGCTTCATGGGTACTAGAAAAATTGGGCGCAGAACCTCTACAAGAATGGGATGTACCACAATACGCTACAGGTACACCAGCAGGTGGGCACCCAATCAATGGTCCAATGATGGTTAATGATGGACGTGGAGCAGAAACAGTTATCACACCAGATGGTAGAGCCTTCATTCCTAAAGGACGCAATGTTGTTCTAAACGCACCAAAAGGAACGCATGTCTTGACAGCAGAAGAGACCGCGCAACTTCAAGGTTCTAAAGCTCCTAAGTATCGTTACAAAAAAGGTACTAACTTCTTTGGTAACATGTGGGATAGTGTGAAAAAGGTTGCTGGTAATGTAGGTCACACAATTAAAAACGTAGTAGGTGACGTGTGGGACTTTATTTCAGACCCGGGAGCGTTAGCTAGAAAAGTACTTGGGGGGTTAGATGTATTAGGTGGATTGACAAAGTATCCATTAGAAGTAGGTAAAGGCATCCTATCTAAAGCAACAAGTGCACTGACTGAAAAAATCACTGGGTTGTTCTCATCTGGTAACTTAGATACCTCCGTAGGAACAAATGGCGTCTATAAATATTTGGCTGATGTTGCTAAGTCTGTGATGAAGAAATTCCCAGGATTTGTGGCAACTAGTGGGTATAGACCAGGTGACCCTTATTCACATGGTAAACGTAATGCCATTGATATTGCATTACCAGGCGTCACAGGAGGCTCACCTAGATACACAGAAGCAGCAAACTACGCTTTTGACAAATTCGCTTCCAAAATTGGTTACGTAATCACTAATGGGAAAGTTCGTGACCGTTCAGGACAATCAGGTCAACCAGCAACTGGTGCATGGGAGCCATGGCCCGATGGAGATCACTATGATCATGTGCATTTAAACGGTGTGAAAGACCCACAAAACACTCAAATTTCAGGAGATAGCGTGGGAGGCAGTGGGGTAGAAAGATGGCGCAATGTAGCAATTAGAGCGTTGAAAATGACCGGTCAATACAGTACTGCAAACTTAAATGCATTACTAAATCAAATGCGTACAGAGTCAAATGGTAATCCTAATGCAGTTAACAATTGGGATATTAACGCCAAAAATGGAACACCATCAAAAGGGTTGCTCCAAGTGATTGACCCAACATTCAGAAAGTATGCAATGCCAGGATTCAACAGCAATATTTTTGACCCA